GTGCATCCGTATAGGTCACACTGCCGGACTGAGATAGTTTCTTGTCATGTGTCCAGCGGTACCCACCACCATAATTTTTCAGAAGTTTTGCAAGTTCCGCTTGTGTGAGAAAATATTTCTTCTTAGGCATATATGCTCACCTCTTTCCTATTTGTTGAACTATATTTATAGTACACCTAGATAGAGGTTTTGTCAAGTTATGGAACACAGTATATTGAACATAGTAGTTGAGTTTATAGCAAAGTTTGGTAATACTTTTTATATACTTTTGGTGTATGGCGAAACAAATTTATCTATTGAAATTATATCTTCAGGTGGTATTTCTATATGGTCATTCATGATAACAATTTTTTCATTTGTATCATTATATATCGCATTATAAAAAGCATCTCTCAGTAATTCCATCTCATCTATATTTCCTCTTTCAAAAGTTACTTGTTTATATGGAACTGAAAATTTTACTATATATGATTGATGAGTATGACTCCATATATCATCAATCGCCTTTCCGATCAGGCTTGAAATATTATATAATATTTCTGGTCTACAATGTACATTACCACCATACAATGATTTATGATTAAAACTCAGAAAACCACATATATTAAAGTCCTTATAAAATTTGAATCCAACAAAGTATCTTTTATGTTGTTTTGATCCAGGATCATTTGAATATGTTTTCTTAGAACATTCAATCGAACCTAAATCTTCACCATCAAAATAAATTCTTTGTCCTGGTAAATCAATCTTCACACCCTGTTCATCCAGAAATTGACGCAACTCACTGTCGGTATCTTCATATGTGACCCGTAAATCCGTCAGTCCTTTTTCTTTTATGTGTTTACATCCATTTGCACTGGTAGTCATATGTTGTAAATGGCATATTAGTTCATCTTTTTTGAATGTCGGACGAACATCATATTTTTTCAACATCCGTTTAAAAATGTCCCCTGATCCACCATATTTTGCTTCATTGATATAGCGTTGTAGCACACGTTCATCTACATTTGAAAGGCGTAGAAAAGTGTTATAGGCATTCTCTTTATCTGTAATATCATAAATTTTCATAGGTATGTCGTCCTTTCTGTTTATTACTCTATATTGTACCATAAGGTCAAAATTTTGTCGGTGTAAAAAAATCGGTATACATCCGACCGAACATATGTTTAGGGGGTTAATCGGTGGGCTGTACTGATATGATCCATCCCAGACCGGCAGACGTTCCGAAACTCTATTTGACGTTTTAAGACGCTTTTATGTTCTATGCTATAACAATGCCACAAAATACATAAAGTCGCTTAAATCGCATTTTACGGCTTTTTACGGCTATATACATATTCCTGTATTTATGCACAAGGGATGTATAAATATAAAAATCTACACCTGTAGAGGGTGGGACATTCCACCAGATACAGAGGGATGCACACCATCACAACCGGCACGACTGCCAGCGGATCACACTTTACTATACAGGACAGATGGACAAGGACAGTATAAGTCTATACAGGGATATATTATACAGGGATAAGCAGCGTAAAACCTTGTTATATTGTGGCGTGTCCTGGTGTACAGGTTATACCGGCTCTATATGGGTTTTATATGCCCTTATATACCGTAATATAAGGAATACCACACAAGGGCAGTAGAAACGGCTCTAAAGGTCATATACAGGCGTATAAGTGTATTGTAAATAGTGTCCAACATATCGCTGTGACCGGTTGCATCTGTCCCCCATGTAGGGTTAGGCTCTGTCGGTATAATCTGCCTTGTGATCTGTTTTTATAGCGGTATCCTCTGCCGGTTCTGGTGTCAGATACGGAAGTAAGATATAGTTTACTTCCGTCATAAAACACAATAAAAAAGCCATAGACTCAACGCCTATGACCTTTTTACTATGCTTTATATATATGATGCTTATAAGTCTAACAGTGCAGCTATTACAACACCGATAAAGACATAACAAGCGACTTGACCTAAGAAGTACATCATTACACCCCCTTCATCCTATCCGTGATACTACGCAAGCTATGTTTTCCAGATCGTTGAAACGTTTTTCAATAATAACCCTCTGAAATGCTTCAGCTTCTTCTCTTGTCGCAAAGTATCGCTCATCAATAATACTTGACTCAAATAATTCAAACTTGATAACAACCGCCGTATAAAAACCGCCTGTAATGTTTAATACCTGTTCTTTCATAATCTTTTCACCCTTATCCTTTCTTATTAATAACCTCTCATTAACCAGTCTAAAAACATCCAGATCGGCATAGTAAACAGGAAAAATGCTACAATGTACATCAATACTGTTTTGATTTTCTGGTGTCTTTCTCTTCTGAATACTGCTTTCCAGTAGGCTCTTGTTCCATAAATCTTTTCCATAGCAGTTTCCCCCATCAACCAATAATCTCGATGCAATCGCCGTTATCCAGAAAATGAAAACTTCCTTCAATTCCTAAATCCCGTCCAAATGCTTCATAATCGAAATATCTTGCTACGGTTTCGGGTACGTTTCTAAGGTAATCATATTCATCAACAACCTGATAGGCTACGTCTGTCATATTGTCACAGTTGCTATATGTGCGATAATCTCCTCTTTCCGCCTTTTCAATAGCATCGTCCAGATCGTAGCCACATTCTGACATTAACACTTTAACAACCTGTTCTTGTTCTTCATCCAGATCATCAATTTTTTCCGCTATCTCATTCAATGTTGAAATGCTTTCATACTCACCAATTTCGTAAAAGTCACATTCATAGTCAGTGATGAAATACTCTTCATATTCTTCATTGATTCCAATACGCTCAAATACTTTCTGAAGATCTTCATTGCTAATCGGTAACTGTACCCATTCGCCTATTAATTCGCCTTCATTGTACTTTCCTAAGTTTGTTAAATAAATGTTCATCATAATAATATAAACCACCTTTCTTTTTGTCCGGCGGTTGTGTTATAATGTTATTGCAACCGCCTTTTGTTTGGTTGTTGGCTATTGGTTGAGATTGTCCAGATCGTGCAGCCGATAGCCTTTTTTGTTATTTGTGTTACTTGATGGTTATATATTACACTCTACAGTGTCGTTTTGTCAATAGTTTTTTGAAACTTTTTAGTTTCTTTTATTTCCTTCCTATTATATGTATAACTGTATAGTTTCATTTACTCATTGACTTTTCTATAATATTCCTGTAAAATATCCATATAATAAACGGATGGCGGTTATACTTCCCTTCCGTCATAAGTAATAGGAAAGGACAGGTTAATATTATGATCCAAAATGATAATAATGAAGTTAGGAAACGTGTTAAGTGTTGGCTTGCATCTGAAGGTATAACCCTTACTGATTTAGTTAATGAATATAACCAACTACATCCAGAAGCACCAACCACACGGCAAAACCTAACCAATAAGTTAGCAAGACAGACTTTACAATATAAAGAGCTGATTGAACTTGCAGACGTGTTAGGTTATGACGTGGAACTTGTAAAAAGAAAATAACAGATCAGAGAGCTGGAACTAACACCATGTTAGCCGGTTCTCTTTTTTTGTCCTGGTATCTCTGCCGGTCATAGTGTCAGAAATCATGTTATAAAATCCCGTAAAATAATTATATGGACAAAAAACAAGCTCTATATCATGGAATCACACCCCGTTATTTTATAGAATCATTCCATTTTGTCCATATAATTCATATTATATTGACAGATTATATTGACACGCTATTTTCACTCTGTTATACTTTGAATATAGAAATCTGGACAATCTAATAAAGAAAGGCGGTTTTATTATGAAGAAAGAAGAAATCTTGAAAGCATATGCAGATGAACTGGAAAGAATTGGAAAAAGTGAGAACACTGCAAAAAGTTACTTGCACAACATCTCAATGTTTCTGACATGGTTAGAAGATACCTATGGAAAAGATTTTGATGGATCAGTAACACCTAGACATATAAGAGAATATAAGTCATATCTTGAAACAGTGAAGAAAGCATCCTTGTCAACCATCAACACCAAACTGGCAGCGATACAGAGCTTTTGTAATTTCCTTCACGTAGTATATGGAAACGAACCTATAAAAGTTGAGAAGAAGAAAGGCAAGGTTGCCCCTAAAGTAGAAATCTTAACCGAAAAACAAAAGCATCGTTTTTTAGATTATATGGATGCAAGGGCAAATCTTTTACATCGTACAATCATCGAAACAATTATTGCAACAGGTATGCGTGAATCAGAGATAGTTGATCTTGAATTATCTGATATAATAAATCTGGACAGTACAAAAAATTCTTATATCATTGTCAGAAATGGTAAAGGTGGAAAATATAGAGAGATACCAGTTAGAGGTGATTACAAAAAACTACTGCGTGAATGGATAGAACATAGACCTGTATCTGATTCCCAAAAGGTTTTTATCGGTAATCGTGGCACACTGACCGCCAATGGAATCTATAAATTAATACATCGGTTAGGATCAGAAATAGGATTAAATGTTTTCCCACATATGTTAAGGCATCAAGCATTAACAGACCTGGCTAAAAAATGCGATAATCTTCAAGACATAAAAACATTGCAAGAAATAGCCGGTCATTCATCCATAGAAACTACGATGCGATTTTATGTATCCAGTTCCGAAGAATCCAAAAAGAAACTTTTTCCTGATGATTAGAACATAATGAATCCAATAAAAAAGGCACTCACTGTAAAAGGTGGGTGCTTTCTTTTTTGCATATTTATTGAATATTCATTAATATTATTCATTCTGTGCAAAGCCGTGTTCCTGTCCCAGTATGCAGCCGTGTTCCCGTCCTTCATGCTATCATCTGGATGATCTGAAGAAATCGGTGCTATACGTCCGCTTTTCATCCTGGTATCACTCTGCTTTTTCGCCAGAATCACAAGAACATGATTCCGTGAAATCTCAGAAATTTTTAGCATCTTGCTAAATCTTTTATGCGCGCGATTTTTTCTATGTTATGTCAACTAATCCATACCAAACCCGTTCCCAAAATTTACCAGAACACAATTTACCCTTATTTTAATGTACGTTCCGGCATTCCACAACGCCAGAATATACACAGAATCCCAGTGGTAATTTTAAGCAATTCCTCATTTTAGAAATGAACAGAACGGGCTACTTCAAAACACGGTACCCATCCCCTAAAATCCTAAGAATACTGTGCAAAAATCCCCACAGGACACACGCTCACACCACCGATCACAATTCTCACTTTTCCATTTTCTAAGGCTTTCCGGCATACCCCCTAAGTTTAACTTAGCCCTAGAGCATTCCCAAATCAGGGAACGCTGCTATACTATATCAGTTGTCACCAAGTGACAACCGTCACCAAATCTGAGGACGCTGCATAACGAGAATTATGATCACATCTGACTCCACAAAATTGTGTAGTGAAATAATATTCAAATCTGAGACTCAGATATAAGAATTTTCCATGAAAGATTTTCTGATCACATTTTTTCAGATATGGGGTTAATTTTCCAGTGCAAGCCTAGATTGAATCTAAGGATGTCACGTTTCATGACTCCCTTTGTCACAGCGATAAAATCCGCCGTGAATACAACCTAAAAATCCGGCTCTAATCCTCACGGTCATCTTTTCGACTTATCTACGGTCATTTCGACCGTGAAATAAAAGCTCTCAGAGCGATTTTCAGAAAGTCAACCTTGATAATTCCACATCGAGCTTCACGAAAACGGCTCACAGAGCATTTTTCATTTTCATTTTTCTGAGAACCCGTACAGAATATGGGGATAATAAAAAGAGTACACAACTCACGCTGCATACTCTCATAAAAAAGTGTGTATGGAATGTCCAAAAAGGATCTTACCATCTTAATCTTTTGTACAGTGTACAGGGGATAGAACCCATCATATTTAATGGGTCATGTCCTCTGCAAGTGCGCCAACACCGTTCATATAACACCAACACAACATATTTATTATAGAACTTTTGTTCTCCTATGTCAACAGAGTTTATCTGGCAATTATTGACAAATTATGCTATAATTCCCTTATCAGGTTAGAACGTGATAGGGATAGTCTGGTGGTTGTACCTTTCCAGAAACGGAAAGGGGGTAATGCCATGAATACAATGGAAGTATTGACACTTTTATTGGTTATCTTTACGGCATTGACCTATTTAGATAACCACCGCAAATAGCAAAAAGGCTATTCCCTATTGCCGTAGGGGATAGCCCGTGTTGTTTTGCTTTGTAACCTTATAACTTGTTTATTCGGAAAGAAGCAACCATTAGACACGTCAAAATCTCTTGATTGCTTTTCTAACTTGATTATAACATTTGACCGTAAAAAGTCAAGTGTAAGGGGGATGCAAATTTGTGTCTCCCTTTTATTATATCCACATATGATCCCACCATGCATGAAGAATGAGGTCTGGCAATGACAAAAGCCATTAAAAACTGCATGATGGAATCGTATCTGAATATAATCAGGGTACCGGCAGTTCACCGATACCCACATATATTTATTCTGGTATAATCTTTGGCACTGATAATTTGTGCATCGTCTGAATCTGAAGGGATGGTTTGATAATAGGGGACTTTTCCAGAACTTCTTTTACCAGATTCTTCCACTCTTCACCGGCGATCTTAAAATCAACATAACTTCCTTTGTCCTTGCACCGATAGATACAGACTGCTTCGGTTACATAAATATCGCCATACTCTTCATTATCACGGATAATGAGATATTCTCCGCTGTCGTATTTATTTGTAAACAGAAATTCCTTCAGGGCATTCTTGCACATGAAATCATAATCAAAATACTCCATCTGTGCCAGGAATCTTACTGCATACTTATTACCGCCGTTTTCCGGCAGCTCTACTATTTGAATTAACTGATAACATGGATACATAATTTTCTGATCCTCACTTTCTATGTTTTCTCAAAAAAATATGGGGTAACATTTTGTTACTCCATCAAATAAATAAGGGGTTAATCTGCCTTATCATCAATTATTACTTCTTCCGTTTTGGTACTTGTCACAATTTCCAATGGATCATCTGTCTCTTCTTCAAACTCACCATTAACCTTTGCTTCGTCCTCGATACGCTTCAGTTCCAATGCGGTATCCGTAGTATAAGGTGATCTGTCAATAATGGTCTGCTTAGAAATTGCACCACAATTATACTGAATCTGCATATTTTTCATGTCCGCTGCATTATCTACAGGTCTTGCAACATTAAAGGAGAAGTTTACACTATCGAATACTTCATCAGAGACAGTCTGTCCATTATACTCCATCAGTTTTCGGATATATTCAAGTCGTTTCTCAAATCCCTCTTTTATGGATGCAATATACTGTCTTGCGAAGTTATCGCATTGTTGGTAAAGCATGACGATAGATGTTTCCGAAACATTCGCAACATTACTCTGCCCCATAATGCTTGAGGGTACGCAAGCAATAGCATAAAACTGTTGTATCACATAATCCAGTTCCAGTTTAATTGACTCTCTATCCATCTGAGCATTCGCCCAACTAAAACTTCCACCTTCGTCAATGTTGAGAACTGCACCAACCATGTCCCGTGGTATACTGCTATCAAATCTTTGACCAGAAATTATACCGATAGGGGATAACGATAGTGTAAGCACTGCCGTGTCCAGCTTCGATAATAGTGACTCGATTGTATCCATGATTCCCATAAGATCAAGAGGGAACGGATCACCAAATTTATCATATTTTGATTTATCCATAGCACTGTACCAAATGGGAAGTCCTGTAAGGTTTGGCTTAGTGTCAATCAGTGTGCTATTCTCATAAATCTCCACTTTCTCTGGATAATAAACAACATAATGGTCTGCTCGACTATCTTCATCCTTCCAGTATTCTACAAAATGGGTATAATTTCCAAAAGAATCATAGAGGGGATAAGAGTCTTTATTTCTGATGAGCTTTGACTTGATCTTATCTCCATCCAGATACACATACTCAAATGTATCGCCGTATGTAATCAAGTCTTTTGCAATTTCTAAGTCTGTTTTTGTATAGCCACCTCTTTTATAAATGGTGTTCAACAAAGATACGAACTCCTTATCTCCTGTAATAGAGACAGGTGAACCACAAATATAGCTTGAATGAAATTTAATGATACTCCGCAACGTCTGAAGAACTAATCTGGTAGGCTCAAATGTGTGTTCTTTGTACTGGAAAGAGGGAATCTGTAAAACCTTGTGATTCCTTCTCAGATAATCGTCAATGTCCTCAACTCGACTAATCCTGTCCTTATATCGTGTCTTTTCAATCTCATCTTTGAACCAGTTCGCTTTTTCTGTATTCATAGCAACTCCTTTACTACTAAAAAAATTCTTAATTACTTCAATAGGATTTCTCATATATCAATCCTTCCTGTGCCAGATGCACTTTTCTAATCTAATGCCTTTCGGCAGCGTTTCTTTTTTTAAGATAGCTTGTACTGCTTTATCTGATAAGTGTTTCTTGTGATCGTCTGCCATAGACTCATTGTCGTAGGAAAAAACATATTCTTTCAGAACATAATTCATATTGTATGTGCTTCCACCTTGGTTTACATAATTTACCATAGCTTCATCAAGTATCTTTTTATAATCTCTATATTCCATTTAACTTCCTTTCAATTTTTTATTTCTCATAAATAATGTTCATTAAATATACCAAATGCCGTTTACCAGTCCTTCCAGAGCCATAGCAAAAGCCATAACTCTATCATCCTTTGCACCCTTTACCGCCTGTTGCTTGCCGGTATCGTCCAATTGGAACGACTTCATTTCATCAAGCAGCTTCTTACTATTTAATAGAATCTGTCCAGTCTCAAACATCTCCACAAATCTGTTAATGATAATAGGTCTGCTCTTAGATGAGGTCTGGAATCCTGGCTTCTTTCTTGCCTTTCCTTTTGCATCATATTCTTTATACTTGTATAATCGTATGTATCTATTTTCACCATCATAAAGTTTATCTACGACAGTATGACCGGCTGATAATTTCTCTACTACCAGAAGGGCAGTATTGAAATACTCTCCTACTTCTCTCACCAAATCGGCAAATTCATAGGCTTTAATTTTGTTGGACGCAAATTCAAACACCTGAATACCATTTTGATCAACAACTTCTATCACACTATTATCGGCTGATATGCCCTCACCTGTATCTACACCGGCATAAAAGCGTTCTTTTGGTTTAGGCTCTCGCCACATATCCCAGTCTTTTTTCCACTTCTTCATAAGAGTAGGTAATTTTTTCAAATTATTTTGTGGCAGAGGTTTAGTGTCATACAGACCATTAATTCTGGCTTGAATCTTTTCAAGATCAAATATATTATTGCCGGACACAAGAAACGATTCTGAAGCTGAAGTCGGATGTTCTTGCCTAAATTTTTCCAATCCGATATTAGCAATTCTCATTCTTCGCCACATTAACTTCATCATGGCAAGTGGGGTATTATCTCCATCCATTTTGTAATACAGAGACAATTCTTCTTCGTCCAGTTCTTCCACTTCCAGATACTTACCGTATCGGTTGAAATAGATTTCTGTATTCATTTTGTATTCATCTAAAAATAATTTTTTATCATCTAACCAACTAAAGAAAAATGGTTTATACTGTGATTCATGGTATACGGCTTTTTGCCATAACTCATACCAGTAATTCATTCCCTTTGACGTTGATTCAAGTACAATTTGACCGTCAGGACGTAGTGCAGCTTCTATAGCCACTAACTGATTCTTTAATTTTTCATCATCCATCGAGCTTACTTCTGTCAAATGCGCGTAGCGGATTGTGGCACCTCTCGCCTGATCCTTACTGCCACATACGCAACATACAATACGGCTTCTATTTTCAAGTATAAGTTCCTTCCTGTTATTCGCCACGTCTTTTATTTTGATGGACGGATCAAGGTCATCATACATAGCTTTCAATTTCTTAAATACAATATCTACCGTGTCAAGTGAGTATGACATAAGCATACATACGGTATCAGGTCTTGTATGTGTCAAATATAGGCTATATGCTATTGCGAGTGAGGTCACTCCGAGCTGTCTTGCCTTCGCCACAATATTATATTTTCCGAAGTTTTTAACTAATAATTTCTGGTGATAAGTTGGCTCAAATCTAACTTTTTTACCTGTCTTGTCAACGATACGAACAAAGTAGCGACACCACAAGACAGGATCAGCGACTATCTTTTTTAACTTTTCTTCTCTTGTCATGTGCTTCACCTCTTTTTAATAAAATAAAAAGGCTGCATGACATGACTCATGCAACCCTTAATGTGTTAAAACAAAGTATGCTTCGCCAGGAACACTGTATATCACCTTGATATGTCGTGCTTCTGGATATAAATTTTTCAAAATATCTAAGTCCTGTTGCTCAGTGAATCCGAATCCACTGTGTTTGGTATATAAATAATCGTAAAACTGTTTGTTCTCACTGTCATTCAGTGTATGTATAGGAATAATCCTCTTTATCTTCTAAATCTTCCTCTGAAACATTATTCAGAAGTGCAACAAGACCATTTTCTTTATTTTCCGCAAAGAACTTGTCGGAAAAATCCTCAAACGCTTTAAAAGCCTGTACATCACCGCCCAGTGCTTTCTCATAGTAGGCATTATAAAGCTCTATCTGTTTCTTCTGGTGTAACCGCTTCAATACCCATAGTACCGCATTTTGTACACCCTCTTCCAACATATATTTTTCACAAGTTTTCTCAGTGATTGTTTCCTTGAAAACTCTGTATCTGTTCTTCAGATCATCAAATGTCATAATGGGGTCACTCTCATGATCCTTCAGATATTCAGGGCAATACTTCCACATCACATAGTAAACTTTTGTGTCCGTGTGAAGCATCGCCTTTAGGGTCTGGTAGATGGAAGTCTCCGTACAGACTGGCTTGCCACTACCATTTGCATTCTTATTCGCCATAAATCTTACCTTCTTGATATTTCTGTGCAAATTCCTTTACTGTTTCTGGATCAATATTCTGGAATCCTTCTTGAATCAACGCTCTTACTGTCTCAGGTGTAAGATTATCTAGGAAGTTATCAATATCAATACCCAAATTATGTAAAGGAATTTTCAACTCAAAGATAATATCCCCTTCTGTAAATTTTTTGATAGCTTTATCAAGGATTCTCATATACTGATTCTTGTTCTCTTCTGTAATCATTTTCTTCTGTACCATTTTTGCAATTTCCAGAAAATTATTTAATCCAGATTTTTTACCTCTGTCCTGTTCTCTAACATACGCATCCACATAACCACCATATTCGTTAATCACATCGACCGCACTCATAATTTTTGCAAAAATTTCTTCTAAATTTTTATTCATTCTGTGCATCACCCCACATTTTCATCTTCTCTTTTACCATATCAACACATTCATTTAATTTATAAATAGGCGTAATAAATTTTTCTTCATTTTTTACATAAAACTCTTGCATATCATCTAAGCGCAAACAAGCTAACTGTCCGTTAGGATATGACGCTGCACAATCAATTCCAATTTTATCACCATATCTTTCGTCATACCAAATTTTATGCGGTGCAATATATTTGTGGTTCAAACGGACATTAATATCTCTTGTAGTAGTATGACCAAATATAACCGTACATTCAGGACTGTAACCTAAGTCTTGAAGTAGTTTTTTATCAACTGGATAATTATAAAATTCTTCTCTTGCTAATAAACATTTATATGGGGTATCATGCAGACCGCCATGTACTAATAGATAATGCTTATCATTCACAACAATTTCTTTCATTATATTTAAAGCATTTTGATCTAAAAATTCAAATATTGACCTTATTTCATCTTCTGGAAATTCATCAATATCTTTATATGTTTCCCATTCTTCCATTGCAGAACAATCGAAAGAACTCCTTATTGATTCTTCAATCAAGGCGTTTAACTGTTGTACTTTATATCCATAATCTAATTTTTTGCATAGATTCGCTGCCGCAATACACATCCCTGAAAAAGTACCATTAGCTGAATATTCTTTTATTTTCTCGCTTATTAATCTTTGTTTTTTCTCATATTCATATGCCAGTTCAACTGCTTCTGTTATTTTCTTATCGGGTATGTGTCTTTCTCCATATATCCCAAAGAATAACTCATGATTTCCCATTAAAAGAGTAGCCAGCCCCTTATCTGATAACTGTTTAATTCTTTGTAATACTTTTAATCCTCCACCACGGTCAATACAATCTCCAATAACATAAAGCATATCTCCATTTTTTAAATTAATCTGATCCAACATTTTATCAAATAAATCAATTCTTCCATGTATGTCACTCATACAATAAATCATTCAAACGCCTTCCTTTCGTGCTTCTTCTTCTGATATTTGTGTAATATAACCTGTATCTTTATCCCATTTAAAAAACAAAATATCATTTACATCATTAATAGAAACATTACCCTTAATGATAAAATCATTTTCTTTGTTTCTAAAATATAATTCATAATTTGTCGGATCTATTTCAAATATCACCATAATTTGATTCGTAATATCGGTTTCATCGTTCTTCTCCCAATCCCACGATAGGGCATTTTTATGTGTATTAAAACCATAATTCAAAGGAGCATCCAATAAATCTTTAACAAAAACATAACCCGTCTCTGTTTTGTATACATCTTCCATATTTTTGTTTGGGAAAACTACCTTTGAATAATCTGTAGCTTTTATAAATCCATCTTTCAAAATTTTCAAATATTTCTCATAAGAAGTACCATGATAAAAATATACGTTCGTGTCCATTATTAATGATTTATCTATTAACACCTCTATTTGATCTTTACTTAATTTTTCACATTCTTCAATATATTTATTCTTATCTTGTAACACTGTAGTACGTATTTTATTTCCTCTATTTTGTGTATAATATTCATAAATCTCAGGATTTTGTTCAGATAATACTTTCAACTCATAAGACATATCCATAATTTCTGGCATCTTATTAGCATCTATTTCAAATAACTCTGGAAAATGAAGAAAAAAATAATCACTGGCACTTTTACATGATGGGAAAACCATATTCGTTACAGTGTAAAATATTTTATTAAATGTTTCATAATTTTTTACACATCTCATTTCTTGTTCAAACTTATTCATAATTTTTAATAATGTAGCATAGTCTTTACTTCCCGTTTCTTTCTGAAATTCATTTATTATTTTTCCTGTATCTGATTTATTCCACAGGTTCATTAGAGTCGGCATTACAATATTATTTACAACATTTTCTGTCACTTATTTCTTCCTCTTCTTTCCCTTTTTTCTCTGCTTTTTCTCTGTAGGTTCCCATTCTTCTACCATCAGAAGATTATAAGCATAACTCATAGGCTCTCCGTCCCTGTCAACTCCGTGTCCGATCTGGAAATTTACAATCGAACCCTGTACCAGATACGGCTCTCCATTGATAACCTTTTGACTACAATAGTAAGTCTCTCCATCATCATAGCAACGGACAAAACCGTATCCTCGCTTATTCCATCGTGTTACATATCCCATATAATTCTTTTTGTTGGGACGTTTATTATAATTCTTATATTCCATGTTAATTTTTATCCTTTATTTTTCTATAATACGTGTTCAAAAAATCAAAATTCTAACATCTTAGGTCTTGATTTTCGGAACACAAAAGCTCTCTTCTTTCTATATATTTTTCCCCATACGACAACTGGGTACTTCTGTCGAAGGGCATATGCAGTAAGCGGATCATATGTAATCATATATTCCTTAACACTATATTTTTCCTTTGACAGTTCCCCAGCTTCGTATTTATATAATGACATAATTTTTTCTTCAGAAAGTCCATGACCATAACGATCATAAATCTCTTCAGATGTGAGACTGCTATTCAACCACTGCTTCACTCACTTTCTTTTTCTGGTATTGTGATTTCCAGATTTTTACATCTTCCATAAGTGCATCTGAAACATCATAAACCCAGAAGAAATTTCCCGTCTCAAAATGGGTACAACGGAAAAGATACTTGTAACCTTTTTCAGTGAGATATTTTTTCTCTTGCGTTGAGTAGCACCAGTAAAATCTCTTCTTTAAATCTTCCTTGAATGTTCTATAGTCAAAATTTGTCATTATTGATTCTTCTCCTTTTTATTCCTATATTTCGCTATACTGCGATATTCAGGACGTACTGATCCTGATAAGTCTCGGCAGAGACTATAATTTTTTCATTATTTTTTACACGCTGCCTTGCATCATAAGCAGACGTAAATACCTTTTTAATTGGTTGCACCAGCTCAAACTTACAGTCCGGCACCTCATATGTAGGTGAATCCAAATATCCATCTTCTGAAATAGTGATTTTATCGTATAATCCATGCTCAACTGAGAAGTCCTGGAAATATCTCATATCATGCTTTTCCAGTATCGGTAACAGATATTTTGTAAGTCCTAACTGTTCTAACCAATATACATTTATGTGAGAATACTTCCCACCCTTGTTGTAATATCCGATGAAACCGCCATCAACTGCAAGTATCATCGTCCTTAGTTCTTCGTCCATCTGCTCTATACCGCCATATAAAGCGCACACTAAAGCTAACGTACCAAAGTTATATTTTTCATTAAATCTTCCGTTGTGAAAATTGTTCGGATTAACCCTGTATGGGTTAGTTAGAAATGTTCGATGATTGTCGAAACATAATTGATTTTGACCTACTGAGAGGTCTACAAAGATAGGTGTTTTCCACCCGTGGTCGATTTTTTCTTCATTGAGCCATAAACCGCTATTGAAATCATAAAATCCACCTATTTCTACTCCAAATAGGGTGTTTAATCGCTTGCAACTGAAGAGTGAATCCACATCATCAGTAAGCACTAAATAATAATCCTCTGGATTTATTTCTGTCCACCACTCCGGCAGACTGTTCAACAACTCCTGTTTAACAAGACTCTTATTTCTGTCAAATTTTTCCATTTTCGTAATTGTGTCCAGATACCTATGCAAGCACCCACAATTACATTCATCATCATTATCTTAAACACTTTGTCTCCTTCCTATTTTTCCACTGTCACCGTTTTACTGGAAGTCGGTTTAGTGCTTTTTCTCTTTGTTGGCGTAGATTTCTTCTCGGCAGCTCTCTTTTCTTTTTGCCGATTATTCTCATACGCATTCTCTTCTTCATTGAATTTCTTTTTATCTTCATCAAATGTACCTCTGACTTTCGCCTGTGACGCTGCATTGATACCCTTGACAAATTCCTGATAATTATATTCTGTAAGATTTCTCTGTCCTAACTCAATATCTCCGATCAAATTATGAGATAAATTGCAATACATGGCTACATCCCTCTGGGACAGACCTCTCATTAGTCGATAATCCTTCAGATCACTTGGTCTTAACATCTATATCTTCCTTCCTTAAATAATAATTGCCTTAAAAAGACAGGGTGCAACATTACATCATGTGACATAACATCACACCCCAATATATGAAAAAATCATAGATTGTAAGAATCTATGAGATTATCCATACTTGCTATTAAGCAATAGTTTTCTTTAGAATAGATACACCTTTAGCATCTAAGAGTTTTACTGCATAGAGGTTTGACGCAATGAGGTCAGTAGCAAGTAATTTCGCCTCTCTCTCCTCCTCGACAGTAGTTTCTTTCTGCATGATATATCCTAATGCACCCTTCTTAACAATTGCAATTACAGGCTCACTGTTTGTAGCGTCCCACATCTGATCTGAAAGGTATACAGGGATTGTACCATTCCACATACCGATACAGTTTGCATCATCCACAATACCGTTTCCAGAAGCAGCGTATGTTTTATCAATCTTTGTAAATTCATCCATTCTCATAATGGCACTTCTGAATTTTCCATGTGCAACGATACCCGCAAAAGAACTATTCTGTACCTGATCTCCGAAGCAATCAAAAGCACTATCAATGGCAGCTACAGTAAGCTCGCCTGTGCCTGTGAGTGCAGTCTTATATACCGCATTATCTGCCATTTCTTTAATAAGGTCAGAATCAATTTTCTTCGCCATAACTTCAGCGGTCTGAGAAGACATAGCATCCACAACCGCACCTTTAATTTGTGCCTTATCCTTATCATAAATTCTGACAGATTTACCAGTCTGTTTTACTTTTGCAGTGCTATCGGACATACCGATTTCCTCTGGCGTAAGTGGTGTACCTTTTGTAACTTCCTCTGCATCTGTCAGTCTGTTAAATGTTGGAAAATGAACCTCATCTCCATAAACCAGAATCTCAGATACCATATCTGTATAATCTGTTGCAATATCTTTCATTTTAAGTGCAGTACCTAATTTACTATTAACTGCATCTGCATATACTGAACCAATAACTAAGCTCATTGTTAATTCCTCACTTTCATAAAAAATTGAGCAATAAAAAACACCCATAACCGATAGGCTATAGGTGCTTCACACACTCATTTTATTTTCTTCTTTTTGTCAGTCTCTCGTATAAAGTAGGATTCTTTTTATAAAGTTCCACACGTTTATCGTAAGACATTTTATTAAATTCTTCCTGTGACACTAAATCATCTGAATCATGGCTTGTAGGTACATACCCCGTAGATTTCATTCTGGATTTTACAATTCCATCCACCACGGATACCAGAGCATCCACATCTGTATCTTCTTTTAGAAAATCCACCAGAGATTTATCTAATCCTTTATTGGTAAGATTTTCCTGAAATTCAAGTCTCTTCTTTTGAGATGCAACAATCCTCTCAGACTCTTCCAGGGCAGCGATACGATTCTCTAAATCAATCTCAGCCTGTGACTTCTCTACAGGTGTCAACTCCTTGATCTTGTCCTTCAGGTCTTTAACCTCTTTTGAATAATGACCACGGATTTTATCTTCGGCAGACTGAATCGCTTTATCATAGTCAGTCTTTGACATTGTAACTGTATCTACATCCTCTCTGGTAGTTTCATCCGCTGCGGATGCCCCATCTTTGATTTCTGTATCTACAACTGTTGTTTCTGTGTTTGTGTTTTCCATGATTTTATCTCCATTCCTGTTTTCATGCTTCGCCCCTAAATCGTTGCTCACACGAACCCATATTTTTTCTACACAAAAATATATTTAACTTCCAGATGGAAGTAATAATCATAAAATGGGTGGGATTTTTTAAATAATTAAAGGAGGTACAGGGAACCCCACCAAAAAACCTGTTCTGTTAAAACAAAAAATCAAATTTAACACAATGATTATTTCGCAATATTAAATAATTAAACTTAATACGGAAATTAAAGACATCATGAACCTCAAAAGGAGTCTCCGATAATGCCTTATACTGAAAACTTCGCAATTTCGTACTATTTTTCAATAGTCTTCCATCACAAAAATATATCTAAATATCAAGCGGACTTCTGCTTATTTAAAAGCTATTACCGCTTAATACTGATACCAAAATTAATATCCCTTCATCTGAAGGAATTTATCAAGGGACTCCCTGTCAAGTAAATGCAGCTCTGCTTTATTATTCTTGAATCGAGACAATAATCCCTCACTAATGCGTGTTTGTTTTGCGATAAACTTCTGATTGATACCCTCATTTTTAATGAGAGCTAAAAGTCTATCTCTTAATTCTTCTTGTGACATTGCGTCCACCTTTCTAAATTATGTTGTACAAAACAAACAGTTTTCATAATTTACCACTTGACTTTTCATTATATAAGTGATATAATTATTATTTTTATATACCATATAGTGCAATATGTCAAAATATCATCATTCTGTTTTTATCATGATATTATTGTATATTATCAATGTCAATTTTGGGCACATGGGGAATTTTCTTTAAGGGGTACTTAGCGCACCAAATACCCCCATACACTGTTCAAGAATCATTGTACAACTTTTGTTTTTATCTGGTATTTTTTTCCATATAATTCATAAATTTCATCCCTTGTAATCAGTTGATTCAAGTCCTTCAGACTCTTCACAGATGTTTTGGAACTTGTCACATTTTCTGTGACCTCTTCCAGATACGTCACTGTTCCTGGGTTGCTTTTAATCGCTGCAAGAAACTCTTTTGGATAAACCTCATATATCCACTGTAGTAAAGTCTGACCTAGACAGTGCTTCTTCTTATCACCGATAAGTCGCTTATCCCTCTTATCATCCAGAACGATTTTTCCTTTTTCATCTTTTACAACCTTGCCATGTTTGTCCTTGCGTGGGTGAACGTCAAATATATCACGAATTAATTTCTGAATATCCCAAGTCGTAATCTTTCGCTCAATGGTCTGGTTCACATCTGAATACCGAATTTCATTCAAGGCATTCTGTATCAGATTTTGTTTTAACTCAAACATTTCTTCTGCGGTAATATCACCACTGGCATATTTAGCATAAACCTGATTCAGACGATTATTCCACTCTAATCCAATCTTTTTGATTGCTTCGATCCTGTTGTAATCTGCTTTCGTTCCTTTCGGAATTGGATTCAAAATATCAACAAATGTGATCATTTTTGTTCTTTCCGCACGTTCCAAATGTTCTTTAATGACAGTCGCCAACTTGTCCATTGTACACTCCAACGGAATGTAGATTTTTTCTTCTAACGCTTTTCTCTCCTGTGCCAGAAGAATTTGTTTCTGCCGATGAAGCTCTTTTTCTTTTTCATCTGTAAAGTGTTTCTTTTTCTTCTTCGGAGTAGACTTCAACCCTTTGGTGAACTGCGGTCGCACCATGTATTGATCTGGATTAACCTTCAGGAAAAGATTGTCAATTTCTTCTGTGAGTTCTTGAATTTCTGCTTCAGTCGTTGCTTCATTCCTACGCTGCACAAGTTCCTTGTATTCACTGATGGTTGACTCTTCAACTGTTTTCTTATAACGTTGCTCTGTGATAAGTAACGTTCCATCATCCCGTAATACTGCACCTTCAGCCTGTAGATACGGACGCTTTCTTATCTCACTAATTTCTGTTGCAAGATTCAC